GCGTCGAACACCGGCTACCAATCGGCAGCCGAGGTCAGCGGCAAGGAGTCCGTCGCCGCATCCCTGGGCATCGAAGGCCGCGCTCGCGCATCTGCTGGTAGCGCCATCGTCCTATGTCATCGTGACGACGAGGGGCGCCTAATCCATATCCGCGCCAGCAAGGTCGGGGAGAACGGCGTAGAGCCGGACACCTGGTACCAGTTGAATGCCGAGGGCGAGTTCGTCGAATTCGACGAGTGAGCTGCCATCGAACAGCGAACGAGTCTAGGGGCTAGCGCAGCCAGACCTGACGCATCCGGGGAAGCGCCCGGCGTTCGCTCCATTTGCCCTGATACGGCAAGAGAGGAATCCATGCCATCACTTGGCGAGTTCGCAGCAATGTGGGGATTTCTGCTTCTGACGATGTTTTTGCCGATCAGTCTGAAGCGTCGTCCTATTCAACAGCAAGACGCCTGACAGGCAGGAGAACAGAATGAGCAAGCAGTCGTATACACCAGGGCCATGGGACTACTGGTCTGGCTACAACCCAGTCGATGAGCTTGAGGCTCAGATAACAACCGAAGACGGCGATATTGTGATTGCTAGTTACAATCGCCAAATCCCGGAGGGCGAAGCGAATGCCAAATTATTGGCTGCTGCGCCCGAGCTGCTTGAGGCTCTGGAGGCTTGCGTGGCCAGGATAACTAACGAAGTAGCCGATGCAGAATTCCTCGATGAGGTAGAGCAAGCCAGAGTCGCAATCGCAAAGGCCACCGCCTAACCGCGACCTTGCGCATACACACACTGGAGGCGAGATATGTATAAGCACGCTTCGATTTCTGATCTTCTCGGAAAGACCATCAAGCAGATCACCGGGTTGGAAGCTGGCAGCGATTCTGTCGATTTCGAATGTGAAGACGGCTCTCTGTTTCGGATGTATCACCAGCAGGACTGCTGTGAGAGCGTTTCGATTAACGATATCGAGGGCGACACAAGCGACCTTGTTGGCCAGCCGTTGGTGGTTGCCGAGGACGTCAGTAGCGAAGACTTCCCGGCGCCGCCTGGGGATTACGTAGAAAGCTACACATGGACCTTCTACCGACTGGCCACAGTCAAAGGCTTCGTCGTGATCCGCTGGCTTGGCGAGTCGAACGGCTACTACTCCGAATCGGTCGATTTCAGCCGCATCAACTGACTTCCCCGGCAAGGACGCCACCCTTCAATGGGGATGAGTAAGCGGGCCTGCCAAGGCGGGCGTACGAATAGCGGCGAGTCGATGTCTTTCTAGGCGATTCTCCACCGATGACGCCGCTGTCGACGTTTTACGACCGCTTGCCTGGCTGGCATCCAGGCCATCCCCACCCTACCCCTCATTAGCCCGGCAAGTCCGGGCATTTTTTCGCCTGTATGCGCATGCCCTGGCGCTCGCTGATTTCCACCTAATCCGGATGTGTAGGCGAGTCTCCATCCAAGACCAGGGCAGCCGCATGCACGCGGAAAAGAGGTCAGACATGAAAGAACACGAAACCAAACCGGTCTGGGTTGTGTGGGTGAACTCTGACCTTACAGAGGGTCGCGGCCAACTAATCCCTGTTCGGGTCTGCACCTCAGAGGCGACAGCCATTCGCCTTGGCAAGGGCAGAGATGTGCAGGGAGCTGATGCGCGCATCCAACAGCATGAGGCCATCTGGCACAGGAACGCGTGGTGCGCGCCTGTCGAGATCATTAGCCCCTCCCCGAAGGACCTTGAGGAAGACGCTCGGCGTGAAATAGCCAGGATGGCGGATCGGAGACGCGCTGAAGCACTTGAGCGTGCTCGCCAAGCAGGTCTTTCAGAAGACGATATCGCAATCCTAAGAGGTGTTTCATGACCGCCATCCGCAAGTTGCAAGAAGCGTATGACGCGAGACTGCCTGACGATGACGATGACGGCGACAGCGAGTATGTCACTGAGCAAGTCGGCAAGCTGTTGAACTGCGATGACGGTGATTGCGTGCCGTTCCATGACAAGCGGCAGCGGGCCTTTTCCGGGCCTGACTTCACCGTCTACGGATTCGCCGGATTCGTCCCTGAGTGGCTTGCAGAGGTCGACAGCAAAGAGTGCCCGATGACTCAGCTACTGCTTGCAGTGCGCCGTGGCGACCTCGAGCTGGCCCAACGCATCTGGTTCCGCGCATTCGAAGCAACGCTGATCGAGAACGCTGAACGACTGGTTAGGGAGAGACGAGTATGAGCATTGACTGGAGCAAGGCGAACGGCAGCGCAGTAGCAGCACTGATCGCCAAGAAGAACAACATCCACTACCCAGGTTTTGAGTTTGTTTCTGGTTATCACCGGACCGGCTGCATGATTCGCGCGACATCCGCAGATGATGGGAGCCCACTTTCTGCCCCAGAGGATGTATGGGAAATAGTCGAGCGCCCTGTCACATGGAACGGCCAGGGCCTGCCGCCAACCGGCCTGCTGGTGGAATGGAAATCCGGCTTGGATCACGAGTGGAGGCGCGTAACCGTGCTGGCCTACGCCAATGGCGATGCGTGGTTACAGCCCGAGGACGGCGACTCATTCATCGTCGGAAACCCGGAAAACTTCAGGCGCATCCGCACTCCCGAGCAGATCGCCGCCGAGGAGCGGGAGAAGGCAGTCGGTGATATGGCTATGTCAATTCAAGGAGTTCCATATCAGTACCCTACGCTTTACGCGCTATACGACGCCGGCTACCGCCGCCAGGAGTCATCCACATGACCATCACCATCGACCTGACCAAGGCCGCCCAAGTCCTGATCTTCGGCGGCTTTTTTGTGGGCAGCGTGTTCATGTTCGCCGTGGCGTTTGTGGAGGTGGCTGGGCTATGAAGCTGACGACGACCGCCTACTACAACGAAATCGACCCATATGCCGCTCAGTGCCTTCGAAACCTGATCGCCGCAGGCCACATAGCACCTGGCGACGTCGACGAACGATCGATCGAGGATGTTCACCCAGATGACCTCAAGCACTACACACAATGCCACTTCTTCGCAGGAATCGGTGTCTGGTCGCTCTCCCTTCGCCGCGCCGGATGGCCAGATGATCGACCTGTTTGGACCGGCTCCTGTCCTTGCCAACCTTACTCCAAGGCAGGCAAGAGACTTGGGTTTGCTGATCCACGACACCTCTGGCCGTCATGGAGCCATCTCATCAGAGAGCGGCGCCCTCCAGAGTTGTTTGGCGAGCAGTCTCCTGAAGCGCTTGTCCATGGCTGGTTTGATCTCGTCCAGGGTGACCTTGAAGAGGCTGGATACGCCGCTGGGGCGATACATTTTGCAGCTGCCTCATGCGGGGAGCCGATCCTCAGGAAGCGGGTCTACTTTGCTGCCAAGCATCTCGGCGAGGGAGCACAAGGACAGCAGTCGCGCAGAAGTCCTTGCCAGGCTGGACCGCGGAGATGGCGTGGCGAAGAGGATCTGCGCGCTATCGCAGACTCTCCGCTACAGCCGGGAGATCGTTGGCCTCAACCCATCGTTCGCAGCCTGGACCATGGCTATTCCGGTCGAATGGGTGCTCTGCATGCCATCGGAAACGCCCTCAACGCTGAAGCGGCGACGCAGTTCATAGCCGCATACATGGAGGCAGCATGAACACCAGACGCACAGCAATCTGGCTAGGCAGCCTTTTCGGAGGACTGCTGTACCTCTTCATTCTCGCAGCCGGCCCGATCTGGGGCGGCATCATCACCGCAGAAGCTACGCACCTGTCCGCAGCAGGCCGGTAATCCGGATAACTGCGGCTTCCCCAGCGGGCGGTGGGCGGCATGAAGAAAACACCCGCAGCAGCGGCTTCTAGCGCAACGCTATTCATCCCGCAGGGGTGACGCTGCCGAGTGGCGCCGTAAGCGCCTTTCCCTTCTAACCCCTCCCTTCATTGGCTGCGCATGCGCGGCGAGGATCACTCATGTCCGCAGAAACCCAACTGGTCGAAGTGCCGGCCAAAGAAACCGCCCTCCAAGTCTACTCGGCCGTCAATGGCCTTGACCCGTTCCTGGCCAAGATTCGCGAAGAGATCGACGGCTTCGTGCCAGACGTCACTACCCGCAAGGGCAGAGAGGCCATCGCCTCCATCGCCTACAAGGTCGCCCGCTCGAAGACGGCGCTGGACAACGTAGGAAAGGAACTGGTCGCCGACCTGAAGGAAGTGCCGAAGAAGGTCGATGCCGAGCGCAAGCGCATGCGTGACCTGCTGGACTCCTGGCAGGCAGAGGTACGCCAGCCCCTAACTGAGTGGGAGCAGCGCGAGGAAATGCGCAAGGCCAAGCACCAGGCCGGCATCGATCAGATCAACCTGCGCCTGGAATGCCGCGACCTAGATTCGACCGAGTTGAAAGCCAACATTGAGTGGCTGGAAGGCCTCTTGATTGGCGAGGACTGGGAAGAGTTCGAAACCGAGGCCGCCCGTACCAAGGACAAGGCCCTGGTCGCGCTGCGCGAAGCCCTCGTTGCACGCGAGAAGTATGAAGCCGAGCAGGCCGAACTGGAGCGACTGCGCGCCGAAGCTGCTGCTCGCGAGCAGAAAGAGCGCGAGGAACGCATTGCCCGCGAAGCAGCCGAGGCCGAGCGCCTTGCAGCGGAACGACGCGCCCAGGAAGAACGCGAAGCCGCCGCTCGCCGCGAAACCGAGGCAAAGGCTGCCGCCGAGCGCCGGGAACTGGAACTGCGACTCGCTGCCGAGAAGGCGGAGCGCGAGAAGTTGGAAGCACAGCAACGCGCCGAGCAGGCTGAGCGTGATGCACAGCGGCGCGCCGAAGAAGCCGCTGCCGCAGAGCGCCAACGGCAGGCAGACGAGCAAGCCAGGATCGAGCGCGAGGCAGCAGCCCGAGAAGCCGACAAGGCCCACAAGAAAGCCATCAACAACGAAGCCCTGGCGGCCCTGATCGCCGGCGGCATGCCCGAGGAATGCGCCAAGCAGGCGATCACACTGATCGCTCAGCGCAAGGTTCCTCACATCACAATCAACTACTGAGGCCCATCATGAGCAACTCCATTGCACAGCGGCAGGAAGGTGCTGCCGTAATCCAAGCTGGTGAGTCGGCAACAATCCTTCAAGTGATCCAGCGTGCCGCTGCTGACCCTGCGTGCGACATCGAGAAGATGGAGCGGCTTATGGCCATGCACGAACGGATGCAGTCCCGCAGCGCAGAGGCTGAGTTCAACGCATCCATGGCCGCCATGCAAAGCGAATTGCCGAGCATTGCCGAGCGTGGCGCTATCACCGTCAACGGCCAAAAGCGCAGCAACTACGCGACCTTCGAAGACATCAACGACATCGTGAAGCCGATCATGCAGCGGTTCGGTTTCGCAGTGAGCTTCCGCGTCGAGACTGTTCAGACTGGCGTTTCGGTTACTGGAATTCTGATGCACTGCGCCGGACACCGAGAGCAGACGACGATGCTCGTTCCGCTAGACACAAGTGGCAGCAAGAACGCCGTTCAGTCTCTTGGATCATCGGTCAGCTACGGCAAGCGTTACGTGCTGTCCGCACTGCTGAACATCACCACTCGCGGCGAGGACGACGACGGCAACGCGGCTGTGCCGCCAAAGAAGCTCATTACCCAAGCTCAGGCGCAGCAACTGAAAACCCTTCTCTCCCAATGCCTTCAGGACACGCAAGAAGCCTTCGATGCTATGTACGGCTCTGCTGAGGGTGTCCCATCCGCCGACTTCGATGCGGCACTGGCACGGCTTACCAAGGCTCGCGAGCGCGCCAAGCGCTCCCAGGAGTGAATCATGCAGATCTTCAAGGACCTGGAGCAGGGCTCCCAGGAGTGGCTTGACGCGCGTCTTGGAATCGCAACCTGCTCCGAACTGGACGTGTTGATGGTTAACGGCAAAGGCCAGGCAGGGTTCGGCGTTGGCGCCTTCACTTACATGGACCGTCTAATTGGTGAGCGGATCACCGGAGCAGAGGCCGAGCCATGGCGTGGTAACGGTAGCAGCGCCAGGGGTCACAAGCTTGAGCCGGTTGTGCGCGACTTGTACTGCCTGCGCACAGATACCGAGCCAGATCAGATCCAGCAGGCCGGGATCATTCTGAACCACGGGATCGGCTATTCGCCGGATGGACTGGTCGGCGACAACGGCCTGATAGAGGTGAAAACCAAGGTACCGGAAAAGCTGGTTAGCGTGATCATCGCAGGCGAGCTGCCTTCCGAGCACGCGGCTCAGTGCTATGGAGGCCTTTGGGTTTCGGAGCGCGAGTGGATCGACTTCCTCGGCTACTGGCCAGGCATGCCGCTTTGCATGGTGCGCGTCCACCGCGATGAGGCCTACATACGCAAGCTGTCCGAGCGAGTAAAGACCTTCTACGAACTGCTCGAGGAGCGCATGGAAAAGGTGCTAGGGGTGGCAGCATGAGCCAGGACTTGCATCGAGACGAAATAGCCAGCCAGGTAGATGCGTTCCTAGCCAGCGGCGGAAAGATCGCATCCATCCCAATCGGCATGTCGGGAGACAAGGACGTCCAGTGGAACGGTAGGTCGGCACGAAAAGCTAAGCCAGGGCAGACCGACGCCGCGCACGCTGCGTTCGAAAGCAACCGCCGAGAGAATCGCAGGCTGCTATCGCAAACAGTCCGTTACTGCGCAGACAAGGGGATGACTATCTCCGCCACCGCAGACGCAATGGACCTTGACCGCGCTACTGTCCGCAAGATCGCCGCCGAGCACGGCATCAGGTTCGGGCATCGTTAGCGCCGCGACTCCCTCTCCCCGAACAGGAATAACCCCATGCACCAGCTAACAGCGAATCACCGCCCTTGCGGTGTGACGGTCACCGGCTGGCCTGAAGAAAGCCAGCTTATGACATCGGACGACATTCTGCGCATCGCGAGAGCGGTTAAGCAGATGGCGATCAACCAGTCCCATGGCGCCGATGGCGTTCGGGTCTACCCGGAGGATGAGCCATGCCATTCGACGAAAGCCCCGCAGTCCGCCGCATAAACGCCCTCTGCTCTCCCGCGCCAGCACGCTACCTGCACATTCCCACCGGCATTCACTGGGTCGTCATCGACAGCCTGGGCAATGTCCTGCAACTCGAAAACATCGAGCGCCGGCGCCGACTGATAACTGTTTCTGACCTCGAAACCGAGGCCTGGAGAAAGCTCCCATGAACAAAGCAAATGAATGCACCTGCCCTTCTGGCGACGGCTCCCTCGTCCATCCGTGCCCGGCACATCCTGCGGTAGAGCAGGCATGCTGGGATGAGCGCAAACTGTCAGACCTCGGTAACGAATTGCACAACCTTTCGTGCTCGATCGTTCACGAAAACGAGAAATTGGCTGAACAGATCGGTGGCATAGCCCGCGAGCTTTGGAATTGGCCACAAGCCTGCGCCGCCCTGGCGCAACCCTCTCCGGCGCATCCGGCACCGGTAGAGCAGGCAGGCGGGGATGAGCGCGACTTCCAGGCGAAGGGCGCACAGGAGGTTCCATCGCCAGTCTCAAAAGAGTATGACCGACATTTGATCGGTCTTTTGCGTAAAGGTGAGGCACTTCCTGGCCACCAGGAGGAGGCCGCTGACGAGATCGAGCGCCTGCGCGATTGGAATGATCACCTGAACAACACCGTTCTACCCAACATACTCAATCCAAATTTCCTGATGCTCATGAAGGGTGGCGAGAGGCTGCTTGACCTGTGCACGAAGGACGGCGAATTCATTGGCGTATCGCTGAATGACATGAAGGACGTGTTTGATTGGATGGTCACGCACGCTCGAATTGCACCTGATCAAGCCGCCCTGGCGCAACCCTCCCCGAAGTGCGCGACTTGCGGCGGTACTGGCATGGTCGATGACGGCGAAATTACCTGCTCAGAAGGTGGCATTCCCTACGAAAACGGCCCGGTGAAGTGCGTGAAGGATTGCCCGGACTGCAAAGCGCAACCCTCCCCGGCGCAGGCCGAGCAGGCAGAGGCGGAGCGGCCGGAGGTGGTGGCTCGCGTCGTGCATTCGAATCCTGTCGTCCTCGGCCAGTGCGGTCCGCTCAATGCAAACGATGAACTGATGACTGTCGCGCAGCATGCAGCCAGCGTCGCCCGTTGGGCAGAAATGTTCAATCGAGTGGAGCAAGAGCGCGACGCCGCCCTGGCCAGGGTCGCGGAGCTGGAGAACGGCACCGTGTACGTCGAAGCCCGCCAGTGCTACGAGTGCCATCATGGGGGGATCAACGATTCCGCCGACGGATTGGCCGCCTGCCACGACTGCGACTGGACAGGCCCTGAGCCAGACGAAGACAAGTGCCCTGGATGTCATCGCGAAAACTGCATGGCGGCAGCTTGCCCGGAGTGTGGGGGCCGTTACGAGCTGGTCGCGGACGCGAACATTGCCGCCCCGCCCGCCCAGGCTCAGCACCTCCACGACTTGGATAAACAGTGTCGCGATGACGTAGCGCGTGCGCTCGGTTTGCGCCCGAACGAAGAGCGCGGTTTCGCGTGGTCCTACCTGCTGGCGTCGATCAAGTCATGCGTGAAGGCGGCCGAGGATACCGCCCAGGCTCAGCACAGCGTGCTTGAACTCGAACAGAGCCGCAGCGCGCTTACCGAAGCGCAGATGCGCCGGATCTACGAGAACAGCACCGAGGCCGAGAACGAGCGACTTGGGTTCGCAGCGTTCGCACGTCTGATGCGCCGCGCTGAGGCCGTGCATCAGATCGCCGCCGCGCCCGGCAGGCATACGGCCTGATCCAAGAGACAGGTGAGCTGGTCGTCTTCCACTTCGAGAAGTTCGCGCATCGACAGGCATAGCCACCCATCGCCAACAACTGTACGCACCGATGCCGGAATTCCGGCATCGCCACCGCCACCCTCGGCCAGGCTGAAACCCGCATTCCTGCTGGGCTTCAGCACAAAAACTAGCCGATTTTGGCCAGCGAGCCCGCCACCCCAAATCAACGAATCCGCCCCCGGAGGACCAACCGTGGACAACGAAAACGAAACCTTGGTCGCGCTGCTGGTCATCGCGCTGATCGTCTTCGGCATCTTCCGGATAGTCGGGGACTTCCAGAACCTCTACGAGCAGACAGAGCTGAAAGGACAGGAGTTGAGCAGATGGAGCAAGCAATGAGAGACAAGTTTGAAGCATGGGTTACCGCAGCGATGGGCGGTTATGCCGATCTGCGGAAGTCCAACGATCCCAATAGCGCGGCTACACCCTCAACCTGTCGAAGCCATGCTTCGGCACCACGCAGTTCTACAACCGCCATGTGTACGGAACGCTGAATATCAACGACGCCGACAGCATGAGCGCTTACTACGCCGAGATGGAACTGGCCGACCGGTTGCGCGGCCATCCTAAGGAGGACGACCGTGCCTGACATTCGAGAAGAGTTTGAAGCGTACATCGCTGGAGTTCGAGAAAGAGTGGAGGCCAGAGGCTTTGAACCGCTTGGCGATGCCGTCGAGAAATGGATGTTCCATGCCTGGCAAGCCAGTCGCGCGGCTCTGAGGGTGGAGTTGCCGGAGAAAATGGAGCCCACAAGAAACATCTACGGCAACCTGATCATCGGCAGCTACAACGCAGTGCTTGATGCCGTGAAAGAAGCCCTCCAGCAAGCCGGAATCGAGGTGAAGTGAATGACTGACCATCCTATCGACGACAAAGTGCTCGAGCATATCCGCAAAATTCAGGGCTCTACTGCATGGGCTATGCGTCACGCCATCGGCGAAGACAGGCCGACCATCAGCAAGGCTTTGAATAGGCTCAAGCGCAAGGGTCTCGTTGAATGCAACGGAACGCCCTACTGGGTAGCAACTGGACTTCGAGGTACGCACGTATGACCGACCACGCAGAGCTGCGGAGGCTGGCTGGGCTGGCTAGCGGCGGAAACTGGTATGGCGAAGACAGCCAGGTCTTGGTAGGCAAGCATGCCATCGCATACTGCAACCACAAAGTGGATGCGCAGTTCATAGGGAAAGCCAACCCCAAGACCGTCCTCGCCCTGCTGGACGAGATAGACGGGCTGAGCGACGAGTTATCCGCATGCACCGAGCATCCGGGCGGATGTGGGTATTGGCGCGAGGCCGCCAAGCGTAGAACTGAAGAACGCGATCAGTTCAAGGAGGAGAACGAAGCCCTGCGCGAGAGCCTGCAAGCGCTGATTCATATTTCAGACGCTACAGGCTGGGAAGACCATACCTGCGGTGAGATAGCCAAGGCGCGAGCGGCCCTGGAAGGAGCCAAGCCATGACCGATATCAACAAGCTGAGGGAACTGGCGGTGCGTGCTCTTCCATTTGCACCAGGGGAATGGTTCGTGGAGAACGGAATCGACCAAGTGCGCGATTGCGCGAACGATTTCGTTTGTGAGACGGGCGAGGATGATCCGATCAAGGCATCCTTCATCGCCGCCGCCAATCCACAAGCCATTCTCAAGCTGATTGCCGAGGTGGAACGCCTGCGCATCGGACTAAAAGGCGATTTCGACCTAGACGCATGGCTGGAATGGACGCGAGAGAAAGACCAGATCAAGGCGGAAATTGAGGCACTGCGCAGGTTCGCCGGCGAGGCATATCAAGTGCTCGGCGCTCTGGACGCCCCAGAGAACGTTCTGGACAACGCTTCCGATGCGGCCAATGGGGTGCCACTACGGCACGAAACACTACTGCCGTTCTTCGCTGAAGACTATGAGTCCATGCGGAAGGACGCAGAGCGGTATCGTTTTTATCGCCAAGGCTTTGTCTCCCCTAGCGAACTTGACACAAATATCGACGCAGCCCTAGAAGGAGCAACGCAATGAACGACCGCACACTACTCGAACTGGCGGCGCGGGCGGCGGGGTATGCAGTTGATTGTGGATTCGCAGATTGCCCGCTGATCTATGGCGAGGATGCCGGTACGGACGGACCGCGTGAGTGGAACCCACGTAATGACGATGGCGACGCGCTGAGGCTGGCAGTAGACGCAGGCATCCTAGACGGTAACGCCTTTTCCGTCTGGCTGAACTACCGAAATGGCGCAATGGCCATCGAGGGGCTTGGCGCTCGCGAAGCAACTCGTCTCGCATTCGTCCGAGCCGCCGCCGAGATCGGCAAGTCTATGGGAGGTGGGGAGTGATGAAACGGGAGGAATTCGAGAAGCGCATGGCCGGCATATTCGACCTGTCCGCTTACGTGGACAGCCAGGGAGACATCCGATATTCGGACAGCCACACCCAGGCTGCTTGGGATGGATGCCAACTGGTGGTGGATTTATTCGAGCCGGCGCCATCAGTCAGACAAGGCATGAGCCTCGACCACATCGGAAGGCTTCATGCCCTTGAGAAGCTGAGACTACGCATCGCCGCTCACATGTTCATCAGGCAGAACGGAGAACTGCTCGGATACGGCGTAACCGTCCCTGAGATGCGCGAATTCCGGGAACTCCTTATCCCGTTCAACGGCGAAATCAAGTAACCCAGCCGGGCGCCACTAGCTCTCCCTGAGCTAACCCGGCTGGGCGTCTAAATCCTACCAAAGGCCTGACCGGGCAGTTAACCCCATATTGCCCGATGCGGGCGCCCTGCCCGGCCAAGCCAGCACGAATTCTACCCTCCAAACCGATGCCGTTGATCGGCCAAGGTCTCGCTATGTCTTTGATTTCAGTTGAGGCGGCCGCCGGCATTCTCGGCGTGAGCCGCAGGACCGCGTACCGCTACGCGGACGAAAAGCTGATCCCAGTGGTCAGGTTCAAGAAGACCATCCGGGTGCACAAGGAAAAGCTCGAACAGATGCTTGAAGAGGAAGCCGCTGCTAGCATGCGCGACGCGGTCGGCGTACCGGAGGAAGTATGCCGTACAAGAGAAACGACTCCGCCTACTGGTGGATCTCTTTCAAATCAGCAACAGGAAAGCTTGTTAGACGCTCTTCTGGAACTGCCGACTACTCGGCGGCGAAAGCACTAGAGCAACAGGAACGCGCGAAAGCGTGGAAGGAAAAGGAAATGGGCGTGAATCCGCCCAGGACCTTTGAGGAGGTGATCATTCCGTATCTGCAACACGCTCGCCAGCATCAGCGCAGCTACGAAACGACCGTGCACCGCATAAAGCCGCTGCGCGAGTATTTTGCCGGACGTGTGATCAACGATCTAGGGGGGCAGGACATCCGGGGCTACGGAACGCACAGATTGGACGCCGGCGCATCACCGGCAACCATCAACCGCGAACTCGCGGCATTATCCGCGGCTATCAACCATTGCAACACCGAAATGGAGTGGGGTCTCCCGAACCCTGTAAAGGGACGGAAGATGCGCGAGGCCGAGGGACGTGATCGTTGGTTGACCAGGGCAGAGGTCGATGCCCTGTGCCGATCCGCGCGCGGGCAGAAGTTTGGCCCGATGCTGGAGGACTTTATCCGCTTGGCCGTCAACACAGGGTGCCGGCGGGAAGAGATGCTCGGCCTTGAGTGGCGCAGAGTGGATTTTGCCAACCGCCTGATCTATCTGGAGGCTGGCCACACGAAGGCAGGAAAGCGCCGGAGCATTCCGATCAACGAAGGGGCGATGGCAGCACTAAAGCGACGAATGGCATTCAGGTCCGAGACAAGCCCAGAATGCCCCTGGGTCTTTGCGCGCGCCAACGGTGATCGAGTGGTCTCTCTTTCGGCAGGTTTCAAGCAGGCATGTCAGGCAGCGAAGATCGTAGACTTTACGATTCACGACCTGCGCCATACCTGTGCGGCCTGGCTGGTTAGCGCAGGAGTTCCGCTGGCAGACGTTCGCGATCTGCTTGGACACTCTACAGTCGCGATGACTGAGCGATATGCCCATCTTGCGCCGGCCAGGGTAAGGGATGCAGTTGGGGTGCTTGATCAAGTCCGTGAAAGTCGCATTTCACGTTCTGTTCACGCTGATAATCCAGCGCATCTACAAGGAGGGCCGCTGAAGCTTGTAAACACTTGATTTAGAAGGTGGTGCGGACGGAGAGACTCGAACTCTCACGCCTTGCGGCGCTGGAACCTAAATCCAGTGTGTCTACCAATTCCACCACGTCCGCGGGACACTGCTTGGAAATGAAAACGCCAGGCCCCGGGCCTGGCGCTTCGGAATATGGGGTGGACGATGGGAATCGAACCCACGACACCAGGAGCCACAATCCTGTGCTCTACCAACTGAGCTACGCCCACCATATTACGACTTGCGGTAAAACATCGCCTGCTTCTTGCCGATTCGCCGAATGGCGCACCCGGCAGGACTCGAACCTGCGACCATCCGCTTAGAAGGCGGATGCTCTATCCAGCTGAGCTACGGGCGCTTTATTCATCTGCATTCAATGCTGAGCGCAAACTTTAAGCTCTGGCAATCACAAAGTCAGCAACCGACTTGCTTTACCTCTTACCCTGCGTCCGGCTGTGCTCGGCAAGCGGGGCGCATGTTATACAGGGGGCGAAAGGCCGTCAACGGGTTTTTTAAAAAAATTCAGCTATATAAAGGAGTTACGGCAAATCCGCGGGTCGCCTCCTTTGCCCCGGGCGGCGTCCATGCGAAAATGCGCGTCCTTTTTCCACCCGATTCGATGGTTACCCTTCCGACATGACCGCACAACTGATCGACGGCAAAGCGATCGCCGCCAACCTTCGCCAGCAGATAGCCCAACGCGTGACCGAGCGCCACCAGCAAGGCCTGCGCGTTCCCGGCCTGGCGGTGATCCTGGTCGGCACCGATCCGGCCTCTCAGGTCTATGTGGCGCACAAGCGCAAGGACTGCGAGGAAGTCGGCTTTCTCTCCCAGGCCTACGATCTTCCCGCCGAAACCAGCCAGGACGACCTGCTGGCCCTGATCGACCGCCTGAACGACGATCCCGCCATCGACGGCATCCTGGTCCAGCTACCCCTGCCCGCCCACCTGGACGCCTCCCTGCTGCTGGAGCGCATCCACCCGGACAAGGACGTGGACGGTTTCCATCCCTACAACATCGGCCGCCTGGCCCAGCGCATGCCCCTCCTGCGCCCCTGCACCCCGAAAGGCATCATGACCCTGCTCGCCAGCACCGGCGCCGACCTGTACGGCATGGATGCGGTCGTGGTCGGCGCCTCGAACATCGTCGGCCGCCCCATGGCTCTGGAGTTGCTGCTGGGTGGCTGCACCGTCACCGTGACCCACCGCTTCACCCGCGACCTGGCCGACCATGTGTCGCGTGCCGACCTGGTGGTGGTCGCTGCCGGCAAGCCGGGACTGGTCAAGGGCGAGTGGATCAAGGAAGGCGCCATCGTCATCGACGTCGGCATCAACCGCCAGGCCGACGGCCGCCTGGTCGGCGACGTGGAATACGAAGTGGCAGCGCAACGCGCCAGCTGGATCACCCCGGTGCCGGGCGGCGTCGGGCCGATGACCCGCGCCTGCCTGCTGGAAAATACCCTGCACGCCGCCGAACACCTGCACGACTGA